ATACTTCTCTTCAAATTGGTTAACCTGACGCTGAACCTCAGCTTGTTCTTCTGTAAGTTGAAGTAGATCTGTTTGTTGGTCAATACGCTTTTTAAATGCGCCAACACCATCTTCAAACTTGTCAAAATATTGTGTAGCAGTTGCAGTAAGTGCTGCTTGTCCATTTTTAAGATCTTCAATTGTCTTTTTAGCTGCTGTTAGATCTGGCGGCGTAATATCTGTAGGTGCAATAGGACCATCATCTAGTTTGTCCAACTCATTTGTTAGATTTTTAATGTTATCACCAGCATCACTAGTAAGGCCTTCAATTGTTGCAATGGCTGCTGCTGATGCTGCAAGTCCAATTCCAACTTTTACTAGACCAACTCCTGTAACACCCTGTAAAATAGTGCCAGCGACAGCTGCACCTTTGAGTGCTTTGGATAATTCAACTACTGATGCTGCAATAGCAAGCACTCTACCAGCGACAGCTGCTGCAAAAAGGCCTGTAAACAATGCAGCAAGATATTTTGCATTCTCAGCTGTAAAGCTAATTGCATTGCCTAGACCTTCGCCTATGGTTTTGATAAGTTCTTCGTTGCGTTGAATAAATGCTGTTATACCATTGATTGCTTCTGCTAGTGCTTCATTAAATCCACTTTGACCAATAGTGTCAAACATATTATCTAGTGCATCTTGTAGGTTACTAATTGCTTGACTTAGTGTTTCTGCTCTTGCAGCACTTGCACCACTAAACTGTTCTGCTAGTGCATCTTGTAGAATTGCAAGTATAGCTTGTGCGCCTTCTGCACTTTGTCCAACTTTGGATATTTCGTCTCTTGCTAGTCCTGCATTTTCTGCAAGTAGTTTGAATACAGGAATACCTCTATCTTGTAGTCTGTTTAGATCTTCAAGTCCTAAACCACCTGCTGTAGTACGTGCATAAAGGTCTGTAATAGCTTGTAGTGCGCCTACTGAGTCAGCGGCAACACTTGACACATCAGCAAATAATTGTAGCTGTTGTACTGTAGGATCTAAGCCTGCGGCTTTTAATTTAATGACAGTTTCAGTTAACTGTTCTACACTAAAAACACTTTGGGCAGCAAAGTCTTTGATTTGATTGAACGCCTTTGCACCTTCGTCTACGTCTCTAAAAACAATACCTAAACTTGTGCGTAGGCTTTCAAATCTTGCTGCAACCTGCACTAATTCTGTCACTGTAAACGCTGTTGCAAGAGCTGCACCAACATTTAGAATTTGACTTTGCAAGCCGCCTAAGGCTTGTTGTGCTTGTCTTGTTTCTATACCTACTTTGTATTTTAAATCAGCCATATTATTTCCTTAATATTTTTCCTTTTAACAAGGTCTTAACATATTTAAGTGTTGGCTCTAACATTCCTCTTGGTGCTTGTTTGCTATAGCCCTCGTCTAAACGTTGTGCATAAGGATAATTTGCCTCAATAACATTTCTGTTTAGTTTTGTTTTACGTTTAGCATTTCCTGTTTTCTTAGGAGTAATCTTCTTCCAATGCACAAAGGCACGTTTAGGTAATTTGTCCATTTTTGCACGGATTCTACCCAAACTAGGAGTAATTTTGTTTTGTGTTATTCTTACACTCATTTTTTGGTTTTCTCCTTTACCCTATCTACCATTGCTTGTAAGTCTGCCTGACTATGATGTTGCTTTTGAGGTTCTCCGCTGTTCTTACTTCTCCAGTAACCTTCATATTCTACAGCAATTTCTCCTGCTGTTATGTCTATGGTGTTGCCTTCTCTAAGCACCTCTGAAGGCAGTTTACCATATCTTTTTGCTATGAAATCCAACGTCAACCAAGCATTTATCTCTGGTGTTATTTTTTCATAGTCTGGCTTATTACGTTTCCCAAGTTCTGCACCACACGCTCTACTACTTTAATCATAAGTGCAACAGGCAATTGGCGTTTACCATCTAAAATAGGGTTGCCTTTTTCGTCAAGAATCATATCCTTAACTAAACCTGTAATTTGAGAAAAATCATTGTCTTTTAGAGTTGCCATTTTCATATAGGTATCCATATCCTGGCGGTCGTATACCCAGAATTCAATAGCTTCACCATATTCTTTTACAGTGGCTTCGTCATCTAAAATAATTTTTTGTAGTTGTGGCTGAGCTGCCAATTGTGAAAGTTTCATCTGTTAATCTCCTTGTCTTTCAATCATTTTGTTTGTTAACATTACAACAAAATTTAGTCTGCTAGTGGCCTTTTGCAGGTCCTGTTGAGCGCAACGCACTTCATTCTTAGCCTTAGCTGTTTCAGCTAGAAGGCTTTGCATTAGTTCACTGTCAGTCTTTTTATCTATAATGTCCATTAATCTATCTTCTCTTTACAAATGTATTTAGCTAAGATAAAAAAACAGGGCTCAAAAAGCCCTGTTTTCTCCATTGTGTGATAATGTTCTTAGCCCTCACACTCTGCACTGTTATTTAAGCTACTGTGTAGTCGCCATCAACAGTAATTGTAATTGGTGTTACCCAAACTGGTGCATCAGCAGATACAGTTGGTGCTAGACCTGTAATGTATCCTGTTCCACTAATAGTTTTTCCGTTAGTACCATCTGAGTTATCACCTAAGTAGAGTTCAAATTCTACTAGGTCTTTGTCATTGGACATACCAAAAATACCTTTTAGTGATGCTGTTCCAGCTGCACTTGTTCCGTCTCCAAAGAAGGAGTCTTGCTCAAGTACAAGGTTCATTGAAAGCGAGTTAGTTGCTGTAGTAGCAATCTGCTTCTTTGAACCTTCGTCCAATTGTGTCCAAGTAAAGACATCATTGGCTGCGTTTACAGTTATATCCTGTAAACTTGGTACACTAAGTGAATCATTTGTTGCATCGCTGTTTACTTGCAAAGCAAGAGTAGCTTCAACGCCTGTGACACCTGGTGCGGGGTAGATGTAATTTGCCATCGTTCTGTTTCCTTTAAGTTAGTTGTACATATCTAAGTTCCACCGTTGTAACAACGAGATCATTTACAAATTCAGTTGAGATATCACACTCTCTAGTGTAACCACCTTCTACAGTAGTAATATCTTTAGCTGCCTTTAGTAGCTGAACCACGCTGTCATAGTTCGCTGGAACCTGTTTAGCGTCTGTTGCAAAGTAGACTCTAACAATATTAGTTTCATTTGATAATGCAAAACCTTGTAGGGTTTGTACAATAGGTGTAGTTTCTACTTGTAGAGGTTCTACATAGATACGCTTTACATTTTTAGTGTAAAGCGGCTCTCCAGAGTCATCATATGGGAACGCATCAGTGTATGAAAACGCTCCCAATGATAAAGTCTGTATGTAGTCTAATACCTGTTGTCTCATTATCTAATTCTCTTTAGGTTGAATTTACCAGCTTCCTTTTCAGATGAAGCAATAGTGCCATCATCGTCAAAATCATACCAGTCTCCTGCTGTGACAAGTTCGCCAAACAATGCTTCAGACTTGTTATTGTAATAACCAATCTTCTGTCTTTCTGCATTGTCCTCATTACCAAAGTCTGCTACTTTTGGTAGCACATACTCTGCTAATGCTGTGTAAACGCAAAGATCTGTGAAATCATTTTGTCTAGCTTTGATCCTGTCAATATCTAACGCAGGAATATCTACACTACTGACAGCTGTATTACTACGTTGTCTGTAGTAATCCTTCCACCAGCTACTAGCACGTAACTTTGTAAGTATACGCTCAGTGCTCCTAATTAGAATATCTTCAATAATATCGTCAGTTAAGCCTTCATTATTTTCAAATAAACGCTGATCTCTTTCAAAGACATCATCATAATCAGCAAAGCTGATTGTTGATCCACTATCAATAATAAAAGCCATTCTACCGTACTCCTTAAGCTACGTTAATTAACTGCACACCACGGTTAGCGTCAACGACACCAACACCAGCGTGAATGCTTGCTACAACGTCGTTACCAACTGCTGCTGCTCTACGCTGTACTTCAATGTCAGCGTTTTTCTGCATAGCAATTCTGCAACTGTCTACACCAAAGATGAAACCACTGTGTGCGGCAGGTACAAGTGCTGACTGGAACATTTGTACACCAGCAAACGATCCAACATAACCGTTACGTAATGCTTCAGTTTGGAAATCGCCACCAGCAAAGTTGCCATCGCTGTAAAGTGCTTTCATTAGGTTTGTAGCTTCAGAAGTTGAAAGGATACCAAATAGTTGGCCCATTTCTCCTGCACCACGGATTTGAGCAACTGCATCAAAAATTGAATCAGCTGTCATTGGTACTGAGTCTGTAGTAGATTCAGTTAGGTTAGCTGCCATAGCTGCCATAACAGCTGTGTCAAATGCTTTAGCAACAGCGTTACCTAGTACACGACCCAATTCGTTTGGATCAATACCACCCAAGTCTCTTACAACAGAACGAGCTGCGTATAAGTCAACTGGGATAGTAGCTGTAGTGTCGCTGATTACTTGTGCTGCCAAGTCTGCGTTAGCTGAGTCATCAGAGATAGTAGTCGCTGTGACTTCACTCAGTACAGGAACCTGTGCTGATTGTGAACCTGCTGGTACATTAACCATAGGAACAAGTTGTCCACCTAAAAACAAAGACTGCTCTTGTGCTGTATAGATGGTTGCGGCTTTAGTAGGGACAACTAAGCC